TCCGTTATTACCTGTTACACTAAAGATATTTTTTCTACGGTTAAATGTTATACGTAATGTATCATATAACGATGCATAATGTTTATGTAACTGTTTTGCGTATTGTTTGTCAGTTAGCCGTTTATTTGCTGATGTTGCTTGTGTTGGTTTTGCTTTTGCTCGCGGTTGAAATTTAGTATTTGCATAATCAGGATAATGAACACCATCCTCATCTGGATCAGCATATGTAAGACCAGCATCTGGTGTTGATCCAATTGACTGTGAATCTCGATTCCAATATTGTTTTGGTGTTTTACCACCTTCCGCCATCTCGTCGTCATCACCAAAGTTACTTTGAAGACGAGCCATTAGCTGTGTTTCAATTTCTTCAAAATCATCATCTGGGTGTAGTCCATTTTCGGATGTGATCTCTTCAATTTGCTGTTGTAGGTATTGGCCAACTGGTCCACTGTCGCTCATTAACTCAGATAGCTTACCGTAATCTTCATCTCGGACTACCTGTGATAACTCCATATGGATTTCAGACATCGCCCCTTCCGTCATCTCTTGCTTGCAATGACATTTACTTTCTAACATACCACACTCATTGCATTTTTCGCATCGGCATGGCGAGCAATCGCAATCAGAACAGTGACCTTTTTTTAACTTACTTTCGTCTCTCTCCATGGCAAACTGTTTTGCTAATTTAGCTTGAACAGCATCAACGCCGGAAAGGATGCTACCACGGGCCTCGACACTTTCGTAAATCTTTTTAGCAGATTCTTTGCTAATTTCAGGCTTAGGTTGTAGTGCGGCTAATTTACCTAATATTGTATATAGGTTGTCATCATGGTGGCTCATTATTTCTTTCCTTTAACTGGGCTGCTGGATATTTTATTTTGCTTGGACATTGGGCTCGTAGTACCCATCGGTGCGGCGTTGGTATCTTTGCCGGCTTCTTTGCTATCTTCTGCAAATTTAAATTTACGACTTTCTAATTCTTTTAACAAACTGCCGATTCTACTTTGACCTGCTAGTGATTGTGAGTCTGGCTCATCTTTTAATTCCGTTTCGTCTAGGAGGGCGCCGCTATGGTCTTTGCCACGGGCTTCTGCTTCGTCTGTATAATTAGCTTCGTTTAGATTGCGTACACATATCCAATCTACATTAATTTGGGCACGTTCTTTAATCGTTTGCTGCATGGCAATAGCGGTAGTAGGATATGCTACCTTGATATCAAATTGCCAACACTCGCAAGGACCACCCCATTGTGGAAATTCGCGATGTTCTTGTACCGGCAAGCTCTTTACTGCACTAACACTTTCAAGCTGGAACGCTTCAAGGGCGTTTTTAATCCGCTCCATGACTTCGCCTTTGGGATTTATCCCGGCAAGTTTGATGCGGAATTCGCTCGGCTTGCTTAATTCAAAAATGTAAGTCTGGAATGGTTTCATCATTATAATCCTATATTCTATATTTAGTCTAATCGGCTCATTTGCTCTGCTTGCCAAGTATCTGTTTTAACAAATCGTTGCGATCAAACACAACACCCTGACCGGGGATAGACTGGTCGGCTGCTGATCCGGCATCTTTTTTTACTTGGTGATCGTGCTTGGCCTTGGCCAATTGCAATTGGACCATTTTTAATTTTTTATCTAGTTTGGCTGTTTTAGCCGTGATAGCATGTCCCAGCATTATGCCCGCTGTTTGTAGTATAACACCACTAAAACGGGGCTCAACATTCATTCCAAGATCAATTAAATCTTCTGCTTTGCTCTGTGCTAGTTTGGCAAGTTCATCAAGCTCGTCATCACCTGTGTCCAAGTCTTTTACTCGGGGTAATGCGGCATCAATCTTGTCAATTGCAGAATTGACTTCACTGATAATATCTTTATTTTCATTGATAAATGATGTAGCTTCGGACACGGTAGGATCTATAGGATCATCCGTTGGGGATAAATTAAACAACTCTTCTAATTTTTTAGTCATAGCAATATTTATTTGCTACGGCCCTGGTGGAAAATCATATCTTCGGTCACTACCCTGAATGTCATCCCTTGGGCAGCACACCATTGCTTGGCTGCGGCCCATTTTGCCATATTTAAGATAGCTGATGCTCGATCACGTATATTTTTGGCGCCTTCTAGCGTGGTTTCTTTTTTGGGTTTCACTTCGATAATTTCTGCATGGCTACCACCATGTGCATCATTATAGACTATAAGGAAATCCGGCACATAAATCGTATTTTTACCACTTAGTGGATTGCGATAGTTTATGTGTACAGCTTCACTTGCCCATTGTAGTATGTTAGGATTGTTATCGCAAAATTGCATAAACACAAATTCCCACGATGATCGATATGTTGGTGTTTTGTTACCGACATACTTGGCAGGAAACTGCGGTTGGAATTTGCCCTGTGCATACTTACCCATGATTACGCTAGTATAGTTCGGGTTATGTAAGGACTCGTCTTAACTGCGGATCGTGTGCCCAATACACTCGTTGGTGCTCGATTTGAATTTAAAAATGCGATAAGATATTGGCTCAATTGACCTTTTGGTAACTTTTGAAACTGATCTAAGATCGTCAGAGGATCTAAATTTTGTGCCAATGTTGTGTATAATACTGTGGATGCTAGATTTTTTGCTGTTTCTTTATTATTAGTATATTCTTCAAAAAATGCCGTGATCGCTGCGTCGACGTTTGCTGACACGTTAAACGGAATAGAATAAAAATTGTTAAAATACTTACGTGCATCACTATCGCTGGACTTGGATGATATATCCGGTCCTGTTAAATTAGTTGCTGTTGTGATTTGATTATTCATATAAACTTTATCATACGATGAAGCCCGTGGCAACATCGCTGGCGCCGACTTCAAATACAGTTGTATTATCTAACAACCATTCTGGATCAGCAATCTGGTCTGCCCAAGCAGTCGGTATTCCATCAAGACCCGGTATTACGCCTTTGAAATCGGGACTGAAATATCCAACACCGAATGTTGATTGTAAACCCGTGGAAAAATTCTCGGCGGCATATTTATTAAATGCTTCACCAAAGGGTTTAGTGATATTATCTGTCACATATCCTGCAATTGCTTTTTGGGTGGCCGCTGCCGCACTAGAAACCAAGGTGTTAAGTACCTGTGTTGCTTGACCCACTGCATACTGGATCGCCATGTTTTCCACAGTGGTCAGTAATGCCTTGGGATTGGAGATCGCTGCTGCTGCCAATCCAACTAGCGTTGTTCCATTTGGTCCAAGACCTTTTGCTATGCCGCCCACGACGCCGCTGGCCAACTGTGATGCAGCAGACCCCACTAGGTTGATGCCTGCAGATTTTAATTGTTGATTTAATATCGATGCTGTTGTTAGGCCTTGTGTCAAACTGCCAAGGCTTGGAATACTAAGTCCACCACTGTTTGGCGGCGTTCTTGCCGCCAGTAAAGTCGAACCGGCCAAGGCCGTACTAAAATAATTACTAGGGTTGATTGTCGCTACCGGTTGGAATCCTTCGCCCCTAAAACTGAGTGCGGTATTCCTGTTAGCCAAGTCAGTGACAAAACTATCAGATTGCCCAACTGGGCCACCAGCGGCGTTTGGACTCGCGGAATTATCATAATGCAAATCAACAAATCCACCGGCGGTATCTTTTGTCACGGACCCGGTATAATATTTTACTGTTTCAAATGCAACAGACATGTCGTGTTGCAGTAGTCCCGTGGTATCCGACGCACTGTGGTCTCCGTGTCCAAACTTAGTTATGATAGGATTGATTAATTGATACTGGCTAAACTGCTGTTGATATAAACTATAAATTTGTATGGATAACAGATATTGATATGGGCGTTGAGCTCCAGAGGCATCATATGTATTGTCTAACGGATTACTGCCTAACGGACGAGGTGTGTATCCCCATTCAAATGTTGGCCTTGATTGATATTTATGTGGTGCCGAATAAGTTGCATCGTTATAGTCCGGATCACGATAAAAATAACTATAATAGTCGTACCAAAAATTTCTTACCCTGTCGCCTTGATCGTCGTGGAACATTATGCTTACTGGATCGTATTTAATTTTGTTTTGTACTATGTTTGGACGATTGTAGGCATTGTGTGTTTTAGTATCAATCGTAAATTTAGGTAAAGTCACACTCTTAACCAGCATACCTAATTCTTGTGCATACTGATTGTTGGGTATATTTGCTATCGCCGGGTTTAGTTCAAATACAACGTAATATACGAATCCATATTTTGGACTCATGCTGTAATTGTCGTCTACAAAGATCCGTGTGGCATGTTTGTAATCTTTAATTACGGTGTGCGGTGATCCTGCCGGATTTGGTCTAGTGACGGTTCTCATGCTAATATTTATGCCATTAAAAAAACCCGGGGGTTAAGCCGGGCTTTTAATTATAAAACTTAATCTATTAACCGTGGACTGTATCGCCCGGGGTCAATGTGATCACGCTTGTACCAACTCCGCCGCCCACTGTCTGGATAGCATTATCAAACTTGATGTTACATGCGATTTGCACAGGGTCGCTGCTGTTGTATGCCATGTCGCCATAATCAACCGAGCTCAGGAAGCAACCATCTAATTCCCACGATTCAAGTACGCTGGGTGTTGTGTTACCGTTACCACCATCAAGTATGTCATATACAAGTTGGAACTTGTAATCAATACCGGAACGTGCGCTTGATTGCTCATGGAAGTCAAACTGCTTCTGTATTTGTTGTCCAACTAGTTTACTCACTGCTCCAGTTGCATCATCACGGAAGTTAACTGTGGTTTCTTGCCACTCTGGTTTACCTTGTAAGAATACCTTGCTGTTATAAACTTCAATGGTAATTGGATTGAAGTTTACGTTGGGACGTTTGATATCCACTATTTGCTTGGTCAATTCTTGGGTTGTTTTATCCACACCAAAGTTGAAAAATGACGCACGAAAGCGATATTTTAATTTTGGCATTAACAACCCCTGCGAGCCGGGGGCGTTGTTTACTGGTACTGTGAAATTACTTAATGATGCTACGGGCATGTTATTCTCCTATTACTATTATTTATCTACTATCTTATGTCGAAGCCATACCCAGGTTAGCAACCGTACCGGGATTATACAATGCAATTGGGATGTAGATAAATTCAACATCTTTCATTGGTTCAATCGCTACGTCTACATAAAGCTGGTTATTTGCTATAACGCTTGCAGGGTTATTATTTGTATCGCAAATCACCAAGAAATCATATATACCGCGTTTAGCCAGTACATCATGTAATGCGCTTTCTAGTTGACGTGCCAACGTTTTTCTTGTTATTTGATCGTTTGGTTCAAATAAGAATCCATTGGACACAGATTTGAAGATTGTTCTTAGGTAATTTTCTAAACGAACAACGTTAACTCTGTTTCTTGATGTAGAATCTCCGGAACGTGTATTTTGTCCCCAAACTACCAACCCAGTACCAGGAAGCTGGCAGATTGGATTAATATTTGTTGAATACAATAAGTCACGTGTGCCTTGGTTGATTCCGTTATGTATAAACGAGCCAGTTGTTGCATTAATGTACCCAATGTCTGACACATTATCAACCAATCCGCGATGTGTTCCCGCAGGAGCAAACCACTGATAACCAACATTGTCATTGTACAGATATGTTCTGAGTGCAGCGTGGCTAGACGGAACCACTACGCTATTGCCTGACAGATCATTTGCCATACCAGCTGGATAATAAACAGCAAGATACGGGCTAGCAGTTGCTAAACCGTCGCCGTTAGCATTTGTGCTCCAAGCTGTTAACGCTGATGATGTTGGTTCTAGCGTCATTGGCGTATCGCCAATAACAAATCCAGTGTTTGTGCGATCGTTATTCAATGTAACTAAATTATCAATCAACTCTGGGTATCCTGGGGCAACTAATAAATTAAATCTATAATTGTCTTCACGTGAATCAATATTACTATCAATCGCACTTTGCATAGCGGCAACTACTAGTTGACGTTGTGCCGCTGCTCCGGCATTCATTACACCCTGTGCATTATTTCCACTAACTGTTACCCATGTACCTGTGTATGTTGGCAAGTTACTTGCTGCACCAGGTACTGTTGGTAAAGATGGAAATGCCGAATCAGTAAAATATTCAGCTACGTATTGCTTAACTGAGAAACCGCTACGACGTGTATTAAACAGTAATGTACCGCGTGGATATAAACGATAGTCCGGAGCATCTTGGTCAATAAAATTACTTGCCAACAATGTTGTGACTAGCGGTAGATCATCGCTAATAACATCGCTAGTGCCAGTTGAATCCCAACGTGCATCAGCGAATATAATACCATTTGAGGTGATATGGTCGGAATTATCAATTACTACCCAGGTTGTACCAGTATATCTATATAGACTTGGGTAATTTACTAAGTCACCGCTATCTAACCACAAGTCGCCGGCTACTATGGCAGTACCATCTGTTTGGCTAACTGGCTGTGTTGCGCTAATAATAACACCAGCTGGGTCGGTTGCTGTTAGGTCGTATCCACGTGCATCCGAAGTTACACCATTTTTATAACCCTTCCAGCCACTGTTATTAATCATGATGTCTACAGTGGTTGCACTGCTATTGTACCATAAAGTACCAGTAGCCGGTGCGCTATAAGGAGCGGAAAGTGAATACTCAATATCAGCTGTTATATAATCAAAGTTTGTGATAAAAACTACGCCCGCTGTTGTGACAGTAAATCCACTACCTTGCCCCGCTATGAACTTAGCCGTTGTAAGCGGTGTTCCGCTTGTATTTGTTATCGATATAAAGCCGCCCGACGTGTGATTAATAGTGATACTATTATCACTATTGACCACTGCCGTAACGTAAGGAATATTTGTAGATAATAAATCTGACACAAACGAGGTTGCTGTTGTTCCTGTTAATGTAATGGTATTACTAATAGTTGATGCCGATCCAGGAATAGATGATTGCACCGTAAAGCTATTACCAATTACAAAAGCACTAGAAACTACACCTGATGTAGCTGTTGCATACGAGTTGCTTGTATTATCAAAGTTACACTGACCGATACGTAAAGCATTTCCTGTTGCATCAGAAATTCCGGTGAATGTAGCAACAGTACCTGCTGTAATATTTGCTCCGCCGCCTGTCGGATCTATGTTATAAATTGCCTCGGGAATAGTAGTATACATTGTAGCCGCTACTGGAATAAAACTATCCAATGCTGAGTTATATTTTTTTACCGATGGAGAATATCCTACGCCAGTTGACGTTGTTTTCCACCAGATGCTACCGGTTGGGCGTGGTTGAGTGTCTGTACTATACCATCCACTACTTGGCTGCTGTGCATAGTTGCCGTAAAATAATATCGGGCACCAGTATGTTTTAGCAGTTATTCCCATTCTAGCAAGAGGTGTGTTAGTTGTGTCTGATTCAGAAATTGCTAAACCGCCATCGGTATTAGTACCATCGCTTTTGGCGGCACTAGTAGCAAACAAAGTTAGCAGTCCGCCGGAATTGTATGCTGTAATTCCAGTAAGTGCCGCGGTGTTGATCGCCGCCACTACTGCCGCTACTGTTGCTGTACTAAATGTTATCGTTGTACCATTAATTCTAACAGTGCTTGAGCCAGAAGTTAACGTTAATGTTGGGTTTGATGTAGATGCTTGGGCCGCTGGTAACGAATTTTGCCATGCAGTTGATCCAACTTGTACCCAGGTATTATTCAATGATCCGGCAACTGAAGTTGCTTTATAAAATAAACGTAGCGAATATGGAACAGTACCGCTAGTTGTAGTAAACACCAATGCGTGTTGTCCCGGAGTACCAACAGATGATACCGGTGTTGATACGTTGAAGCTAACTGCGGATCCAGCTGCATCAATATTATTGTTATATACACTGGATGGATTTGTAATAAGTAGTGGCGTGCGACGAACAAACGATCCTGTCGCGGTCGACGCATCTAGTGCATATATCCCAAATTCTGAATTAGTTAAATCTAACCATACTGTGCCATCGGCTGGATTGCCCGATGGTCTGACTGCTGTGCCAACCAATTGATCAAGGTCGATATCGGCACGGATAGCATATAGCTGATTGCCTAATCCTAATGCGCTATATGCGGTTAATAGACCGTATTCATTTAATTCACTACCGTTAATTGGTGTCCCGGACGAACTAAGTTGGAACGTTGGTACGCCCATTTTAGTTACTAGATCACGTTGGCTAGTGAATGAAAGTAGCTTACCGGCATTAGCTTTAGTTGTACCCGATGCTAGCGCATTGTTGTACGTTTTATCTTGTGCTGTTGCCAATACTACTAGTGGTACAGAGCCAGTGTTACTATTAACGTATTGACTCTGATCGTTTATGGAAATTTGAATTCCTGGGGAAACTAGTGCCATGGTGTTTTTCCTTTATAATACATGTTAAAGTTATTTATTATAAAGGTGTAAAATATGGGTAGTTGTAGGTGCCTTGGCAAAGGTTTGTGTAAATACTGTATGTTAAAACGAGATCTATGCCCCTTATGCTACAACAATCCAGTGGCTATTAACTATATCCACGAAGATGTATATCACTATCGCAATAGTTGTGCGGCATGCATACGCAAAGGAAAGAAGCTACCAAAATTGCCGCCACTCTGGGCAAAGTCTGGTTATAAGAAAAAAGATAGATGTGAGCTGTGTAGCTTCAAAGCAAAATCATTGAAGCAATTATTTGTATATCATGTTGACGGAAACTTAAAAAATATAAATTCTTTCAATCTAAAAACAGTATGTGCTAACTGTCAAATTGAACTAATTGATTTAAAGCTACCGTGGAAGCCTGCGCCTATTTTACCAGATTTTTAACTTGCCGATATAGGTCATCAATGGTGCCGTTGTTATCAATTTCAACATTAAACTCAGTGCCAATCCAAGCTGTTTCGCTAACATGGATACCCAATTCTTCTAGTATTTTTTGTGCCGATACATCTCCCGAATTAGCATTTTTAGCTGTATGATACCACGTGGGTAATATACCGCGTTTGACCCATACAATTTTGCCTCCGGCATTACGGATACTAGTAATTTCGTTGGGGAATCGAACATCGCTTATAACTGTATGATCACTGCGACGACTTAGACGTGCCTCCAGTGCGGCAATCCAAATACCATCATGAAATGCTTTACGACATACCTCGGTACCCCAATATTGTAGGACCCACCGTGGTGTTAAGGTGGGCATATCTAAGCGATTAGCCCACCACGGATCAACTTGCTCGCGCCACGCACGGGCTTCTGGAGTGCGTCCTTCAAGGAGCTCTCGGTCCCATCCAAATACCGCGGCCACTGCATCTTTAAGAGTACCAGCAAAGCTATCTCTACGATAACCATGGAATCCAACCAAATAGTCAGCAATAGTGTCTTTACCGCTACTAATGAAACCGCAGATGCCAATGATCATAAAAAAGCTCCTAGTATATAGAAGCTATTTTTACATAATAATACAGTAAAGTCAAATTATTTTTTATTTAATGCGATTGGTCCTACTTTGCGATGTGGACTAACTTTATATACTTCTGAGGTTTCTGCACTTTTACTAAATGATGGTACCGGGTCATCGGATACAGCACCCATGGTTTTAAGTGCCCCTTTAACCATATTATGTTCTGCTTCTGTGTATGGGTGGGCAGTATTGTATTTTTCAACCCAGCTGGCTGAATCCATTTTATCTGCTGGTACTGCATCCGGTGTTTTACCATCGTGGCACGCGGCTGCATTCATTGTACGATAAAGATTATTTACACGATCTATCCCGTCGTTGTCCCTAAAACGAGTTATTCCATGCGAGGCTGCTGCCGCGTCATCACGGATTTTCCCAGCCGCTTCAATGATAATATCTTTAATCTTCATGCTATACTTATCCCGTTACCCATGTCAGTGGCTGGCTACCATCGACGTAGTTCTTTAGATCTTCTTCCAGCTTTTCCATCTCAGCTACAGCTTCTTGCTTGAGTGCATCACCGTTTAACTGGCCACCACCCGACGGGCCAGCAATACTGCTAAACTTACTACGTGCTTCACCAATGATTCGCTTGGCGAAACTATAAGCATATTCTTGCAACCACGGAAATGCATACGTATCATTGAATAGCATCTGATCAGGTTTAGTGTTATATATCCAAAGCAATACAGTTTCTTGCTGTTCGGCCGGAGGATTGGCTCCTTGCCAAGGTATTTTACGGACGATAGTAAATTTCCGGGTCACAGGATTGAACGTAAAATTTATGTAGCCACCAAACATGGTCATAACCAACTCTTGATACTGACTGAACAATTCGTAATTAACTAGGCCGCCAACACGACCGGCTTGCAACATGTATGTATTTAGATACCCACTGGCAAACGGCTCAAACTGGCTTGCTGTAGTTCCTGCCACACTTCCAATACCACGGCGAAATACCGCACGTACTGTTTGTATTTCCCTGGGAAGGATATACTCTTGAGTCTCTGGCCTTAACTGCAAAAATGCATAACTTTCTTCGACTGCATTTTGCGCTTTTTGTCTATACTTAACTAGGGCCTGCTTAATGGCCATTTCGTAATGCTCTTTGTCTAGTTCAACATCAACGATCCCGTCGCCAAGTCGCATACGCACGTAGTCCGTGATTTCTGCACGTTGTTTATCGCTACTGTCAAGCACCGATCCATCAAACGCTATACGGTTACCGGCCTGGCTTCCAGTTGCGGAATTATAAAGACTCTTTCCGGTTATATTATTATTAGCATCAATGCCCGATTCGGCAGTAGGTGTATTTGGGTATGGAGTTGACATTAGTTATTCCTGTGTACAGTATTTATAACCGTACACAAGAACACTATGCCGTTTTAAGCAGTATCACGTCGGGGCCGATACGTCCGTTAAGTCTAGTTTCTGTTGCTTTTATATTCTCCATGAACTTACGGAGCTCGACCTTGCTAGCTTTGGCAAAATCACGTAGTTTCTCTTCGGGCTTTCGCAATGTTTTACTAACAGATTTAATATCACTGAAGTTAATGATGCTAGTGCCCTTGACACTCAGAGTCTGGAACTGATCCTCAGGAACATACTTGCCTAGCTTACGTGTTTTTGTGTTATAAACCCATAGCTCTTGTGCGCCAACGATGTCTGCGGGATTCACACTTACAAGCTTCAGCCCTTTATCTTCCTTGGCGTATTTGAGTTTAGACACTACTTTTTCTTTACTGACTGCACGTTTAACACGTACTTTTTTAGTGGCTTTTTTAGTCCCACGATACTGTGCAATGTCGCTTAACAATTTATCAAGGAATGTAAAATATCGTTTAAAGTCCGATGTTTTCAGATGGCTATATCCTTCGACTAATTGTTCGTCTTTCTTTTCAAATGCCATTTTAAGCTCATCAAACCTAGATTGGAACACTTCCTCGTATTTGTTAAGCTGGCTTTGCGGCACGTTATTTGCCAAAAGGAAATCATATACATTAAAAGTAAACTTCGGATTGGTGGCTAACTCATCATATTGTCCTTCGAGCTCTCCGATAAGTTCGCTTGTTTTTTCGTTAAGACGATCTTGGATAGTGGGTTTATATGCCTCGACTTTTGCAGTTTCCGTTACTTCGGGTTCTGCGGCATTAATTGAACTGCGGATAGCATTAATAATGTAGTCAAGGTGTCTACCGCGGAATGGCATACCTTGACGATGCGCCATTACTAGACTACAAGCAGTTTGATTGATCGTTTTATCGCCACTACGGATAAATGATTTGATATCTTCTTTAGTAAACTTATATTCTGGATTCTTCATCCATTCGATAATATACTTTTTACAATCTTTTTGATTATAGAAATAGTTATAATAGAAAAAACTTTTACGCAGGAAGTGATCAAACTGTTCATCTGTCATTACCTTTGCACGTTCCGTATCCCACACTGGTTCGGTACCGGTATATTTCTCGTCGCCAAATAACGGATTATGTTTGATTTTGACTTTTGCTTTTACAGTCTGTCCATTAATCTTCATGTCTTGTCCTTACTAAAGGTTTATACGCAAATTTATTTGCATGGGCATCGTATAATGCCATGTGCGGTTTCCAACCAAACGCATCCTTTTCCAACCAAAACCATTCAAGTCTAGGCAGATCTAAGTCACCCCAGATATTCCGGGTCGTTAAAAAATCTGGACGCATATCTTCTGGCAGTAGCATTAGCATGTCGCGCATCAATTGCCAGTCCGTGTTGTAATCAAAACAGATTATACACTCTTTTTCATATTCTTGCAACCATTCTGCGAGCTCTTTGGCCACGGCGTAGCGAGTGCCTGCTACCCTAGGTTCGTGCTTGCCCAACAGGGGCAACACATTATCCCTTACAAATCCGGTACACGCCTCATCCCTATAATCAGTCAGTTCAGCGTAGAATTCCCGACCAGCTTCGTCAACTAATCCAATCGCGATTAAGTCGCACTCCGCTTCAGGGAAATCTGTAAACTCTGTGTCTAAAAATACAAGCATATTGCATATTATATAGCAAAACCCATTTCTGGTCAACCACCGACTAGTATAGCAAGCATTAGATACTGCTCTAAAAGGGTCAAAGATTCGTCAAATTCCGTCAATAAGTCATTGTATTTAGGGGTTATTTTGCCTGATCTGCGGCAGTTTATAGCCTCTTTACTAAGCTCAGCATTAAACCGATCAACTGCATTATACATGCGTTTTAAATCCCTCCGTTGCTCGGGTTCGGAATTTATAATACGATTCCAAACTATATCTAGTCTGGCTTGTATCTCTTCAAGTTGAGTCGACATAGTGCTATTATACGATAAAATGGTATACTTGTCAAACCCATAAATACTACAATATAGGAATTGCTATGCCACGTTTAAGTCTATGGAAAGACGGCGCTCACACAAACGATTATAAGTTTATGGATCGCAGAATTAGCGAAATGTTTACCATTGGTGGTACTGGTATCATGTTGAACAAATATCTTGGGGTCAACACCCAAGGTGTGAATTTAACCACTAGTGCCGCACAGTCCGTACCCGGCGCCATACTGTCGTTTAGTAACACAAGTGGGGTAAAGAAAGATAACTTTGTATTTGGTACCGGCATCCCCGCAAATACCAAAGTACAGTCAATGACCACTACCAGTGTGACGCTATCCGCTAGTACTACATCAGCGGTTGGCAATAATGCAGTGATTGGGTTTAGTCCCGACGCTACCAAACCAAGTTATGCAAACCAAAGCGAAAAAAATATACAAGACTTGCTGTGGTTGGAAAATCGCGACCGCAAGTATGATAGTAGTATATATAAAATGCGTGGCATATATCAACGTGCGGACCAAGACTTTGATTTAAGCCAATTTGGGTTGTTCCTACAGACCGGTACGATCTTTATGGTGTTCCATTTACGTGATATGGTTGACCAGATTGGCAGGAAATTAATAGCCGGTGATGTATTGGAGTTACAACATTTAAAAGATTACGATGCGCTGGATCAAGATGTTCCGGCTGCATTAAAAAGATATTACGTAGTCGGAGATGCTAGTTTTGCTGCCGAAGGATTTGGTCCAACGTGGTGGCCACACTTATGGCGTGTTAAACTAAATCCGTTGGTTGATAGCCAGGAGTACAAGGATATTTTAAACCAAGTTGTTGCTGGAACAGCAGATACTAAAACAAGCGATATACTAAGTAGTTTGTCAAAATATCAAAATATTAACAATGCTATTATTGCACAAGCCGAAGAAGATTTACCAAAGTCCGGATACGACACCAGTAGTTTTTACAATGTGCCAACCGACAATCATGGTAACTTAATAGGTCCAGAGATTACCGTGGATAGCGACATAATCGAAGCTGACAACAATACCCCATTGGCGGACAGCGGGGTTGCTAGCCCAACCACTAAGATGGCTGGCTATCTGGTAGGCGATGGTATCGCTCCCAATGGGCAGGCAACTGGTGCTGGTATTTCGTTTCCTATGTCTCCGTTTGATGGAGACTACTTTCTGCGATTAGATTACTTACCAAATCGCCTTTTTAGATTTGATGGTCGTAGATGGATAAAAATTGAGGATTCTGTACGCACTAATTTAACTCCCGGCGCAACAAATAATGCGACACAACGTGGCAGTTATGTAAATAACACTAATACGTATGTGGCAGGCAACGGCGATACTCAAAATGAGCGTCAACCGCTAAGCCGTATATTAACTCCCAAGGCCGATAACTAATGCCAGTACAATTTTCTTACGATGGTCAAATACGCAGATTTGTTATGCAATTTGTTCGCATACTATCAAACTTCCAAGTTGAGTTTGGAAAAGATTCTGCTGGCGATCGCACCCTACAAACTGTTCCGGTATATTACGGAGATGTTAGTCGACAAGCAGCAATGATATTACGCGGTAATAGCGAAAATACATTGAACGCTGTTCCTGCTGTTGCTACCTACATATCAGAGCTAGGATACGATCGTGATCGTTTACAAAATCCGTATTTTGAAGGCATCATGCGTGTAAGAGAACGAGTCTTCGACGACTCAGCACAAGAATACACACATAGCCAAGACGGTATCTATACTATAGAACGCATGATGCCGGCCCCATATAAATTAACCATGAAAGTGGATATATGGACTAGCAACACCGAGCAAAAACATCAATTGCTTGAACAGATTTTACCGTTATTTAATCCCGGACTAGAAATACAAAGTACAGATAATTACGTTGATTGGACTAGTCTAAGTATAGTCTTACTAACCAATGTAAACTATACAAGTAGAACCGTGCCGGCGATGGCCGACGAAAGCATTGACGTTGTTACATTGACATTTGAAATGCCTATATGGATTAGCTTGCCCGCTAAAGTTAAAAAGATGGGAGTTGTCGCTGAGATTGTCGCTAGTATATATAACGAACTTGGCGACTTAAGCGACGACATTATGCTCAGCGCAGAAGGATTAATGAGCCAACAAAGATTTACTCCTATGAACTACAAAGTGTTGTTTTTAGGTAATACGTTAACATTATATAAAAACACGGCAACTAAAAATCTGGAAGGTGCGATCCACGGAGAAACAGTCCCGTGGAGGGTCATGATTAATCTATATGGTAAATTTACAAACGGCATTAGCCAAATGCGATTAAGATTTCCGTATCCCAATGGGCCACATGAGATAGCCGGGACCGTCGCTTATAACCCAACTGATGATACACAATTATTGTTTACACCGTTTATACAGACATTGCCTGCTAATACATTAACACCGGTGAATGCAATCATCGATCCATACAACGTTACCGTTAGTAATGATATTTTAACCCCCACAACCGGGACTAGATACCTAATATTAAATCCTATCGGAGATGCCAATAGCGAAAGTGCTGTTGCTTGGGCCGGATCCGCGGCCGGTAATACGCTGGTTGCAAACGCCAACGATATAATTGAATGGAATGGCACATACTGGCATGTTGTTTTTGATAGTCACGAGGCAACAGTACAATATGTTTCAAATCTCAACACCACTGTGCAGTATCGTTGGTCCGGGACCGAGTGGGTTAAGAGTTATGAAGGCCTATACGAGGCCGGAGAGTGGAGTTTGGTATTGTAATGGTTGGATCTCATTCCGAGGGATGTGGTGCCCTAATATATGCAAAATCTACAAACCGTTATCTTTTCTTATTAAGAAACAAATCAAAACATGCCGGGTCCTGGGGTATCGTCGGCGGGAAAATAGAAACTGACGAAACGGTCACACAAGGATTGATAAGAGAGATCCAAGAAGAAATTGGTGTCAATTATACTAATGCAAAGTTTATCCCATTAGAAACATTCACAGCCGACAATCGTAAGTTTGTATATTATACATTTTTAATCAGTGTTAAAGAAGAATTTATACCAACACTCAACGACGAACATAGAGGGTATTGTTGGGTCGAACTAAACGATCATCCAAGGCCACTGCATCCGGGACTATGGCGTAGTTTTAATTTTGATATCATTAAAAAGAAAATTAAAACATTGGAGTTGATCCTAAATTAGCCAAGGTCGGCTTCGATTACAAAATCTCTAAAAGAGATTTGTCTAAAATTTGTCAAGCGATGGAAATCATCATTGGCGTACCAATTTTTTGTGGGCATCACGCTAACAAATTCTACATCATTATATGTTGCTATGACTGTTGTTAACGACTTATTCCAAAATATTTCATCCTGGAGCTCGCCACTGCTGGGATATCCGTTAGTATCTTTGTAAATATTATTAACTGGACTATGTCCGTGGCATCCATCATAACCCATTAGGAATATTTTTTTATGTCCGTCAAAACAAGCCATATATACTGCCAATGCGCCGGCGTCGTAACTTACGTTCTGTGGGATCAAATAAAACTTTCCCGGATATGCTTGGATATATTCGCCATTTGCATAAACTATATGATCGGTTGTAAAATCAGATTCTGCGATCTCTTTGACTATAGTATCACCAACTGCAATTAAAAAGTCCGGAGCAAAATCTCTATACAAAGCATTACATCCGTAACTTTGAAGTTTGTTTGCGGCAAGTATTCCACCCTTGTGACTAGCAATAAATTTTAAATCAAAATCTTTTCGAGTTTCACCATTTCCGATCGCGATAGCTTGTCCGGTGGTAAATGTATTAGCTACCCGATTTGGAATGTGTTCTGTCAATGGAACCCACTCACCTTTTGTGTACGATAGTTGTGTGATAACGCTTTCGCCGGCGTATTCACTACGATACATTCTTTTTAAATTTTGCATTTAGAATCTCCCCACGACTACTTCAATCGTTTCTATTGTGTTAGTATTTATCGTGGTTAATGCTTTCCCTATAACACACCCCGGAACAAATTTACTGTTATCTATTGCTTGTGCGACCCCCGGAATATCGCTAGTGACCACAATTTGTCCTTTACGCACTGGACCAATTACACGACACGGAACCCGCCCGGTTAATGCAACTTCTAATCCTTCAGCCAAGGTATTCATACTATACCCAGGATTAGTGGATATCACGCCTGCTACCGTGGTATCATAACTGGTAGTTGATATCGTGATTTCTTTTTCTCCACCAAACACAACAACGGTACCGGGAGGATAATCTAAATCGGAACTGTACTTTTCTGCTAAGTCGGCGTAGAGTGCTTTATTGGCCGTACCGTAAAGCGTTCCGTTATCGCTGTCAAGGAAGATACGTGGCGTTCCTGCAGAACATACATACATACCCCAATGATTAGCCGGGGCGCCAGTTGTCGATGCAATGGCAAAATTACTAGTATATGTATAACAGTAACCAATACCGTACATAGTATTTAATGTACTGCTAGTTGGTACATAGCTTCCGCCAATACTATAAATTGCCCCGGTCGTTGATACTGTTTCAACTGACGCATATTGTCCATCTAGAAAGCCGGCAGCTGCCGCGGAACGTTTTAATGAGCCGGAGGTTGTTATAGCTCCAAATGTTGGTGTTGCTGATGTTGCAACACTTTGACCGATGCTAAAAGTTACTGCGCCTGTTGCTGCCGATACGCTAACTCCGGTGCCTGCAACAGCACTCGTCACTCCCGAATTGGTAATAGTGACTGCACCGGTTGCTCCTGACACGCTAATTGCTGTACCTGCCACCGCACTTGTTACACCGGCATTGGTTAGCGTAATTGAACTACCTAAACTTACGGCGCCGCCGCCACTCATACCAGTACCGGCTGTTACGGTTACAGAACTATTAACTAGACCGGCATTTGGCAATCCAGTACAGTTTGTTAATGTACCAGAAGTAGGAGTTCCAAGAGCTGGGGTCACCAATGTTGGGCTGGTCGAAAGGACATTATTTCCAGAACCCGTAGAGCTTGTTACGCCAGTGCCGCCTTGGGCAACTGGAATCGTTGTAAATCCTGTCGTGATGCTACCTGCCGCTAATGCGCCAACGCCAGTGATACCAGTATATGATCCGGATATCTGGGCACTTGCCACAGTACCACTTGATAAATTACTAGCATTTAAACTTGTCAGATATGTACCAGTGCCAACATGGTTAGCACTGATGTTACCAATCGTACCAGCATTTACTGTACTTGCAATTATTGTTCCACTGCTTGTGACTGCACCAACCGCTAATGATGTTAATGTGCCAACTCCGGTGATACCTGTATATGATCCAGATATCTGGGCGCTCGCCACAGTACCACTTGATAAGTTAGTTGCATTTAATGATGTCAAGTATGTACCCGTACCAACATGATTAGCACTGATGTTACCAATCGTACCAGCATTTACTGTGCTTGCTATAATCGTGCCACTGCTTGTAACTGCACCAACCGCTAATGATGTTAATGTACCAACTGACGTTAAACTACTTGTGGTTATCCCTGATGCTAGTGTAGCACCAGTTAGTGTGGACGCGTCTGCTGTTACTGTGATATCAGCACTGCCGTTAAAGGCAGTGCCGTTAATGCTACGAGATGTAGTTAGTGTTGCTGCCGAGCCGGTTGTATTTTGATTCAATGTTGGGATCAACAACGACGATACCGTACCCGAACTTAAGTTACTTGCATTCAAACTTGTTAGATATGTACCCGTGCCAACATGGTTAGCACTGATATTACCAATTGTGGCTGCGTTTACAGTTGCGGCTGTTATAGTACCAGTTACACTAAATGCACCAGTTACTGTTATAGGATTTGTTCCACTACGACCAATGTAGGTTGTATTATTACTGTTACCAAATACAATGTAACCTTGTGTGGCATCTTGTTGACCTCTAAGGCCTACTGTATTAGCAATGTTAATATCGCCTAACCATGCATCATCACCAACTCTAAAGTTTGTGCCACTACCGTTGCTTACTGCGTGTATTTGATCAGCAACAATATTACCCGTTGTAACGTGTGCAGAATTACCTGAGAAATAATAAAGTGCCGTTCCACCAAATGAACCTGCGTTGTTATATTGTACTTGTCCAGACACACCGGCAGCAGACCCGCCCCCGCCAGTACTAATAGGATAGCCATTGCCTGACCAAAATAAACCGGTTGTGGTGTATAAAGCATTAATTGTTGCTTTGCCAGGTATACTTATATTACCATCATCTGTTAAGGTAAAAATATTTTGGGTATATGCACTATTAATAATTTCAAAATTACCTGTGCTATTTGTACGGAAAAATTTGTTAGTATTAGTTCCACCAACACCTTGATTGGTTACACTTAAGAAGTCGTGATATCCTGCGCCACCTTTAGTAGCAGTACCTGTAATTTGTAATGACACAACACTGGTATTATTAATTAATGCAACTGGTCCGGCTATGTTAGCATAGCTAGTTAATGTTAATGTTGATCCATTATATACAGCACCTGCATTACCAATAGTTGCAGCATTTACAGTACTAGCAATTATTGTTCCACTTGAAGTAACTGCACCAACTGCTAGTGATGTTAAAGTACCAACACTGGTGATATTAGTTTGAGCGGCTGTACTTAAAGTACCAGTTAATGTAGCACCTGCATTACCAATTGTGGCTGCATTTACGGTACTAGCAATTATTGTTCCTGAACTAGTAACTGCGCCAACATACAAATTACCACTAATGCCCGCACCGCCTGTCACTACTAATGCACCGGTTGTTGTACTTGTACTCGATACATCTGAATTAATTTTCACGTTACCAAAATTAGCTGTACCTTGATTGTTGTTAATTGATGCATTAATAGCTCCAGCAGCAATTACACCACCAGTTGTGTTTATAGTGGTAATAGAACCAGTTGGGCTAAAAACCGTACCCAATGGGTTTGGATTAGATGAAGTTGGTTTTGGCACAAAAGCAAATCCACCTGTCGTGGTATCTGTTGTAATTTGTGCGCCACCCATATCAATTGTGTTGCCACTGATATATAATGTTCTAAATCTTAGTGTTGGGCTACCTATGTCGTACGTTATGTTTGCACTTGGTAGTATATGCCCTGTTGTTAGATTTCCAGTAAATGATCCAGTGCCAGTTACAGATAATGCGCCAGTTGCTAAATTAGTATAACTACTTACTAAAATATTACCGTTATTAGCCCCAGTATTACTGGTAAATGCTGTAACAAAAGTATTACCGCTTTCGCTCCAGTATAGTGCTACGTTTGATACTAATCCATTGGCTCGATTAAATAAAAATCCCACATCAGCATTGGCAGTAGTAGAACCTTGATTTAATACTGTTATCGGATCAGACGTCGCTGAAACACTGGTATTTAATTGCCCAATTCGTGGTTTAGTTAATGCCATATTTTATATAAATCCGTAATATTCTATGTATTTATTAAAAAAACAAAAGGGCCTGCAGGCCCTTTTTTGTATAAATGGTTGATACAATCTTAACGTATGCCTATCACGATTTCAATCTGTCCTTTAGCCCCAGTAAAGTCACTTAGTGCTTTACCAATTACCTGCCCAACAGTTGGGTTAATACTGGATTTGGCAAAACCAAATCCAGCTGATATCATCAGGTCGCCTTTCTTAACCGGCCCAATTACATTACATGGAACACGCCCGATCAGTGCCACGGCTACTACGTTAGCACCTGCTAATGCCCCGTTCATTAAATGCGCTGGATTTGTGGACACTATCCCGGCTACCGCTGTAGTATCTTCTGTCGCTAAAGTTACTTCTTGTGCTCCACCAAACATCAGTACCGTACCGCTTGAATACGATTTATCAGCTTGATAGTTTTCCGCTAAGTCAGCATATTTGGCTGTGGTTGATACCCCAACAAAGGCAGTGGCATATATTGTGGCAAAGACATTATTACTTTGCCCAATGTCTCCGCTATTATTTGTTCCATTTTTAGTGATAGACGGTATTGTTATCGATGTCGCTGTTAATCCTGCTAAAGTAGTTGCACCAGTTACACCAAGTGTTGAGCTAAATGTACCGGTCGTAGCAGAAAGTCCTGCTAAAGTAGTTGCACCAGTTACACCAAGTGTTGAGCTAAATGTACCGGTCGTAGCAGAAAGTCCCGCTATGGTAGTTGCACCAGTTACACCTAAAGTACTGGAGAAAGTACCAGTAGTATGTGTAGCAGGTCCACCAGAAATACCAGCAGTGCTTGTAATTACACCAGTAACGCCAAGTGTAGAACTTAAAGTAGTTGCACCAGTAACACCTAAAGTGGTAGAGAAAGTACCTGATGTCGCAGATAAACTTGATAAAGTAGTGGCACCAGTAACACCTAAAGTGGTAGAGAAAGTACCTGATGTGAACGAGCCAGAACTACCCGAAATTGGTGTCCCGGAAATGCTGCCACCGGTTACTTGTGCATTTGCTGTCACTAAACTTGTTGCTGTTACTTTTCCGGTAGTAGCATCAATTGTTGATGATCCTACTGTTAATCCATTACGCACTTCAAAATTCTTATTAGCCATGGTTCCATATTCCCCAGGTTATCATGTTAAATTATACTCTTCCGATTACTACCTCAATCTGTCCTCTTGCACCAGTAAAGTCGCTTAGTGCTTTACCAATTATTTGACCAAATTGCGGTGTTGTTGTTGCTTTAGCAAAACCAAATCCGGCCGATATCATTAAGTCACCTTTCTTAACTGGTCCAATCACGTTACACGGTACTCGACCTTGTAATGCCACGGCTACAACGGTAGCACCAGTCAATCCACCATTCATCAAATGAGCCGGATTATGAGATACTACGCCGGCTACTGCTGTTGTGTCCGCGGTTGCCAGAGTTACTTCTTGGTCACCACCAAACATTAATACTGTACCCGGTGGATATGCTTTGTCGCCTTGATAGTTTTCCGCTAAGTCAGCATATTGTGCGCTTGTTGCTTTGGCCCAAACAGTACCAAATGCCGCACCAGTACCACCAATATCACCAGTACCACTTGTACCGCTATGCGTGATACTTGGTAAAGTAATACCGGCAAATGTTGGGCTTACTCCAGTACCAACAGCTTGGCCAATACTGACCGTAACTGCACCGGTTGCTGCTGATACGGTAACACCTGTACCTGCCACTGCACTTGTTACACCGGCATTGGTTAATGTTACACTACTACCAAGTGACACTGCACCGCCACCACTCATACCAGTACCAGCTGTAACTGTTAGTGAGCTGTTAACTAGACCGGCATTTGGCAATCCAGTACAGTTTGTTAATGTACCAGAACTTGGAGTTCCAAGAGCTGGAGTCACCAATGTTGGGCTAGTCGAAAGAACGTTATTTCCAGAACCCGTAGAGCTTGTTACGCCAGTGCCGCCTTGGGCAACTGGAATCGTTGAAAACCCAGTTCCAATACTACCCGCGGTTAATGCACCAACGCCAGTGATACCAGTATATGATCCGGATATCTGGGCACTTGCCACAGTACCACTTGATAAGTTACTTGCATTTAGTGATGTTAAGTAAGTACCAGTACCAACATGGTTAGCACTGATGTTACCAATCGTACCAGCATTTACTGTGCTTGCTATAATCGTGCCACTGCTTGTAACTGCACCAACCGCTAATGATGTTAATGTGCCAACACTGGTGATATTAGTTTGAGCTGCTGTACTTAATGTACCTGTTAATACAGCACCCGAATTACCAATCGTACCAGCATTTACTGTACTTGCAATTATTGTACCACTGCTTGTGACTGCACCAACCGCTAATGATGTTAATGTGCCAACTGACGTCAATGACGATAAAGTTGTTACAGTCGATTGGACAATATTTGCATACGTCGCACCATCGTTTGTTATTTGCCAGCTGTCAACGGTTTCGTTCCATTTTAACTGAACTGCTGTTGAATCGCCGCGCAATACACGGATGCCAGCATCTTCTGTTGGTGATCCGGTAGTCACATCGCTATTTAGATCAACAAGATTATCTGCAACACTTAATGTCGTTGTGTTAATTGTTGTAGTTGTACCAGACACTGTTAAGTTACCAGTTATAGTACAATTATCATTGATGTAAACTTTACCAGTACCGGCACCAACTAAGGTTAAATCTGTATCTGCTGATTTGCTTGTGATGCTGTCAACTGCAATTTGGTTTGAGAACCCAATCGCATTACCGTCGCTGGAAACAAAATTCTTACCGGCTGTAATTTTGATTGGACCCTGCAGGGCGATAGCACCCGACCCCGATGGGTTCATTTGTATATCACCGGTGCCACTGGTCTTGATACTTAGATTTTGATCGATATCTGTACTAAACGTAATCGTGCCCGAGGTGTCTTGAATAACCGCTTTGCCGTTAACATATAATGATCCGGGACCAACATAAATATCTTTCCACTGTTTTGTTGTGCTTCCCAATGAATATGTAACGTTTGCACTTGGCAATATAGAACCAGTTGTTGTTACATTGGCGCCAACGTTCAATGCGCCACTAATACCTGCGCCACCAGCTACAACCAGCGCACCAGTTGTAGTGCTTGTGCTTGCTGTTCCAGAGTTGGCCACTAAGTTACCGCCAACAATTTCCACACCCAATACAAGTTCTGTAGAAGTTTCAACTACTGAATTTTGGAATGTTACCGTGCCAGCAACGTTTAAATTACCACCAATATATGCATCACCACTAATACCAACGCCGCCAGCAACTATTATCGTACCAGTTGATATGCTTGTGCTTGAAATTCCTGCACTGGATAGCATCGCACCATTAGCAAACCAAGTAGAACGTAGTATTGAACTACTTGTACCAGTATATACGTAAGCACCATTGTTATCCACTACAAATTGCGAATAACCGTTTGTGCTTGACACTTGTGTAACCGTTGATGTAGTGGTCAATCTACGTACATCAACAATGTCACCACTTGCAGGTGCTTCAGTCAATGTCATTATCGTGCCACTTACTGAGTAAGCCAATGTTGGTATCTGTAAAACACCGTTAATACTAACAATCGTGCCTGCAGTTGTTGTTGTACCACCTAGGGTGAAAGCAACAGTTGAGCCATCACCATTAAATTGTTCATCTGTGATGATGGTAAATGCCGTAGTAAACGATTGCCATGTAGTGCCATCATATACTTCTAAACCATTGGCTGTGCTACTATAACGTATCATACCAGCTGTGTCAGTGCCACCAATGGAGCTTGGTCTTTGGGCATTAGTACCAACCGGTAACAAGATAGAGTCTGTTGAATTTATCTGTAGTTTTGCGCCGCGAACTGCGGTTGCCGATGTTGCTGATCCACCAATTATTAATTGGTCATATGTTGCACTTGGTTTTGCCCATAGTAATGTAGTATCAGTTACACCTTGAATTTTTGTATCGCCGCCGGCTACTTGTGTGCTGTTCATGGTTGTTGCTTTACCATGGAACACATTAGCAGAAGCACCAATGCCACCAACTACTACCAATGCACCAGTTGTGGTACTTGAGCTGTCTGTGCCGCTTGCCGCAACTAAGTTACCACTGCTAGTAAATATACCAGAAGTTGTTGCTGTCGTAAATGCCGCAGTACCCGGTGTCACGTTACCAATCGCTTGCGCTTGTAATCCACCTGCGGTTGCAGTTGATAGTGTTGTTGCGCCAGTGACACCCAGTGTTGAGCTAAATGTACCAGTTGTGAATGCACCAGTGCTTGCTGAACTTGCACCAATTGGTGCACCATTGACACTACCACCAGTGATTACAGCATTGGCTGTGCTAAAGTTAGTCGCGACCGACGTAGCTACTTGCGAGTTTGTGATACCAGCGAACGATCCACCTGTTATCTGAGCATTGCCAGTACTAAAGTTGGTTGCTGCCACTGTTGTAAAGTTACCACTTCCAGGAGTCACATTACCAATTGCTTGTGCCTGTAATCCGCCGGTTGTTGCTGTGCTTAAAGTAGTTGCGCCAGTTACGCCAACTGTTGAACTGAATGTACCAGTTGTAAATGCACCACTTCCTGGTGTGACATTACCAATCGCTTGGGCTTGTAGTCCACCTGCTGTAGTAGTTGTAAATGCACCAGTTCCTGGGGTCACATTACCGATTGCTTGGGCTTGTAGGCCACCCGCTGTCGCTGTGCTTAAAGTAGTTGCACCGGTTACATTTAATGTTGAGCTGTATGTACCAGTTGTAAATGCGGCTGTACCCGGGGTCACATTACCAATTGCCTGTGCTTGTAGTCCACCTGCGGTTGCAGTTGTAAATGCACCAGTTCCAGGTGTAACATTACCGATTGCCTGTGCCTGTAATCCACCTGCTGTCGCTGTGCTTAAAGTAGTCGCACCAGTTACACCAAGTGTTGAGCTAAATGTGCCAGTTGTAAATGCGGCTGTACCTGGTGTAACATTACCAATGGCTTGTGCTTGTAGTCCACCTGTGGTTGCTGTGCTTAAAGTTGTTGCGCCAGTCACACCCAGTGTTGAGCTAAATGTACCAGTTGTGAACGCACCACTTCCTGGTGTCACGTTACCAATTGCTTGGGCTTGTAATCCACCAGTTGTAGCAGTTGATAGGGTTGTTGCACCAGTAACACCAACGGTTGAGCTAAATGTACCAGTTGTAAATGCACCAGTACTAGCCGAGCTTGCACCAATTGGTGATCCGTTGACACTACCACCTGTTATAACTGCATTACCGGTGCTAAAGTTTGTGGCTTGTAATGTGCTAAAACTACCAATACCCGGAGTCACATTACCAATTTGTTGTGCTTGTAGGCCACCTGCTGTGGCTGTGCTTAAAGTAGTCGCACCAGTGATACCGACTGTTGAGCTAAATGTACCTGTTGTAAATGCACCACTTCCTGGTGTAACATTACCAATTGCTTGTGCTTGTAGTCCACCTGCGGTTGCAGTTGAAAGGGTCGTCGCACCAGTGACACCAACTGTTGAGCTAAATGTACCTGTTGTGAATGCACCAGTTCCAGGTGTCACATTACCAATTGCCTGTGCTTGTAATCCACCTGCCGTAGTTGTTGTAAATGCACCAGTTCCAGGTGTAACATTACCGATCGCTTGCGCCTGTAATCCACCTGCCGTAGTTGTTGTAAATGCACCAGTTCCAGGTGTAACATTACCGATCGCTTGCGCCTGTAATCCACCTGCGGTTGCAGTTGAAAGGGTCGTCGCACCAGTGACACCAACTGTTGAGCTAAATGTACCAGTCGTAAATGCGCCACTACCTGGAGTCACATTACCAATTGCTTGGGCTTGTAATCCACCAGTTGTAGCCGTTGAAAGAGTTGTTGCACCGGCTACATTTAATGTTGAACTTAACGAACCAGTTGTTACCACTAAACCTTTGTTTAAGTTCCACGTGTCTGTGGCATTTGTGTATAAAATTGTTGCGCTGGCTCCATCAACTGTTATACCTGCACCGTTTGCCGCCGCTGCGCTGGCCGCACCCTTGGCGACCGTGATATTTAAATCCGACACATCTAATGTGTTAGATGTGATTGATGTTAATGTTCCTTGTACTGTTAAGTTGCCGCCGATAATTGCACTACCAGTGACGTTTAAGTTTTTAGCAATACCAACTCCACCCGAAACAATTAATGCACCGGTGCCTGCAGAAGTTGATTCAGTTGTATTGGTTACTGTTGTTGCGCCACTTGCTGTTAATGTGGTAAATGCACCGGTACTTGCGGAACTGGCACCAATTGTTGCGCCGTTGACACTACCACCAGTGATTACTGCATTACCTGTGCTGAAGTTTGTGGCTTGTAATGTTGTGGTATTAAACGATGCGATACCACTTAAAGAACCACCAGTTATTACTGCATTGCCGCTACTGAAGTTTGTGGCTGCAACAGTGGTAAAATCACCAGTTCCAGGTGTAACATTACCGATTGCCTGTGCCTGTAATCCACCTGCTGTCGCTGTGCTTAAAGTAGTCGCACCTGTTACACCAAGTGTTGAGCTAAATGTACCAGTCGTAAATGCGGCTGTACCTGGAGTCACGTTACCAATCGCTTGGGCTTGTAATCCACCCGCTGTAGTAGTTGAAAGGGTCGTTGCTCCGGTGACATTAAGTGTCGAGCTGTATGTACCTGTGGTAAATGCACCAGTTCCAGGTGTCACATTACCAATCGCTTGTGCTTGTAGGCCACCTGTGGTCGCTGTGCTTAAAGTAGTCGCACCAGTAACACCCAATGTTGAGCTAAATGTACCTGTGGTAAATGCACCAGTGCTTGCTGAACTTGCACCAATTGGTGCGCCATTGACGCTACCACCAGTGATTACAGCATTGCCAGTGCTAAAGTTTGTGGCTTGTAGGGTACTAAAGTTACCAATACCCGGTGTCACGTTACCGATTGCCTGTGCTTGTAGGCCACCCGCTGTCGCTGTGCTTAAAGTAGTTGCACCAGTAACACCCAGTGTTGAGCTAAATGTACCAGTTGTAAATGCACCAGTTCCGGGTGTAACATTACCGATTGCCTGTGCTTGCAGGCCACCTGTGGTTGCAGTTGTAAATGCACCAGTTCCGGGTGTAACATTACCAATGGCTTGTGCTTGTAGGCCACCTGTTGTAGCAGTTGATAGGGTCGTTGCACCAGTGACGCCAAGTGTTGAGCTGTATGTACCAGTTGTAAATGCGGCTGTACCTGGCGTAACATTACCAATGGCTTGTGCTTGTAATCCACCTGCGGTTGCTGTGCTTAAAGTAGTCGCACCAGTAACACCCAATGTTGAGCTAAATGTACCTGTGGTAAATGCACCAGTGCTTGCTGAACTTGCACCAATTGGTGCTCCGTTGACACTACCACCTGTTATAACTGCATTACCAGTGCTAAAGTTTGTGGACTGCAACGTGGTTATATTTCCACGTGTTGCATTTATTCCATATACAGTTAACCCACCGGCCGCATCTTCTTGTAAGGTTGTGCCACCTAGCAGTATTGTACTGCCTGATAGATATAATGTACCAAATCTATGTGTCGGATCTCCTAAATTATATGTTATATTAGCCGATGGTATTAGATGACCGGTTAATGTGACGTTACTATTAAAACTACCACCAGTTAAATAATTTACTACAGCTAAATTTGATGTAAAGGTGGTAAACACACCGGTTCCTGGTGTCACATTACCAATGGCTTGTGCTTGTAGGCCACCCGCTGTAGTAGTCGAAAGGGTCGTTGCACCAGTTACACCCAATGTTGAGCTAAATGTACCTGTAGTAAATGCGGCTGTGCCTGGTGTCACATTACCAATTGCCTGTGCCTGTAATCCACCTGCGGTTGCTGTGCTTAAAGTAGTTGCACCAGTTACACCCAATGTTGAGCTAAATGTACCTGTAGTAAATGCACCGGTGCTTGCTGAACTTGCACCAATTGGTGCACCATTGACACTACCACCTGTTATAACTGCATTAGCGGTACTAAAGTTAGTGGCTTGTAATGTGCTAAAACTACCGATACCCGGAGTCACGTTACCAATCTGTTGTGCTTGTAGGCCACCAGTTGTGGCTGTGCTTAAAGTAGTCGCACCAGTGATACCGACTGTGGATGCAAACGTTGCTGCACCAGTTACTGCTGATATTCCTGATATCGTGGACGATACCCCGGTAATATTACCTATTTTTAAATTAGCGTAGCCTGTACTATTGATCGCACCGGCACTGGTACCGGTCTCAGTTGTCATTATACCTTCAAATGCGGTGTCTGCTTCTTTCCACACAAAGGCAGCATTCACAGCACCATATGGTGCTAAACTACTTAAATTTCTGTTTACCAGTATACCAATATCATAAGTCGGGGAGCCATTATAGCCATTATTAAAAACAACAATGGGGTCATTGATGTATGTATTGATAGAGTTTAACTGGGAAAAACTATTAGAAACAGTTAAATTACCAAGGATCGTGATATTACTATTAAACGTAACTGTTGTTGCCAGCAAGTTACCTGTAATAGATCCGGCTGCTAACTTAGCGCCGGCCTGGATCGTACTATCAGTAATCTGATTATTTTTTATTCTTGTTAAATTGTTTGGCATTGACATTAGTATAGCTCCAGTAATATTATGTATTTACCATAACCGTGAGGAAATATTCCAATCTAAATATTATTTTAAAAATTAGAATAAAGTTGTAAGGCCTGGTTTGTTAAGTAATAGTATTACCTAAGAGTGAGAATGGTATATCTATTTATAAAAACTTTAAAATCCACCCGTTAGGGCACTGCGTTTCCATGTATTAGTTGCTGTACATACATAAATGTAATTTTCATCCCAACATATCTGCCCAGCTACGCCCGCAGATGATGCTGTTTTTGTAGTTGGCGTGGCTGCGTATAGTCCCGTAATAGTAACATTGCCCGTTACCGAAACATCTGCATTGAAAAAATTATCAACTGTCACTGATGCCGCTAGATACCGTATATCAATTTGGTCTGTTGACTGTGGCGATTCTG